CCAGCTTAAAAATTAAGCACCGTGCCATTTTCTACGGAAAAATAAAAAACCTCTGGAAACCCGCATGAATACTAGCTTTCACTGGCCCGATTTACTGGGCCAAAAAAAGTTATCCAATGGCCCGCTGGCGCGCTTCTTTAGAAGAAGCGCCAAGGCCGTGCCACCTTGGAAAATCGAGCCAGTTGGTGCGCGTGATGTTGACCTGTGTTTATAAAATACGGGCCAACAAAGGAGTGAAGCATGAAAACCTGTTATGTGTGCAAGCAAGAGAAAGATGAGTCCATGTTCGGCCAACGAGCACCTGATGCGAAGGGGAGAGTCTACTACCGCAGCTCGTGCAAGGAGTGCAGGCTCAAGGCCGTGAGAGAGTTGAAGGCAAGCCAACGGTCTCAGCCGTTGACGCCAGAGCGCAAAGCAAAGAACGCTGAGTACCAACGCAAGCACCAAGCCGAGAAGCGTAGGCTGGCAGAGCTGGGCCGCAAGTACGAGGCAATGATGAAAGAGCAAGCATGAACATCGTCCTACCATTCCCACCAGTCACGGGCAACCATATGTGGAAGCATGCCAAGGGCAAGCACTATCTCGTGAAGGAAGCCAAGGACTATTACGCCGACGTGATGATGGCCGTGCAGATGCAAGGCGCTCATCTCAACACCGACGAGAAGCTGCGCCTGCAAGTGCTGCTCTACCCACCAGACAATCGACGCCGTGACATGGACAACGCTTGGAAGGTGATCGGTGACGCCATGACCAAGGCAGGCGTGTGGCTCGACGACAGCCAGATCAGAGCCAAGCTCATCGAGTGGCAGGAGCCAGTCAAGGGCGGCAGGGTGCTCGTCAATCTTGCAAGGTATGTTGAGAATCCATTAACATCTTGACCCAACAGCAATTTTTCTGATTGGGTGTGGATGTCGAACAAGATGATGGCAATCAACGAGCGAGGCAAGCTGATCGGTGAAAGCCATCAGTTCTCAAAGCTGACCAACGAGCAGGTCGATCGCATCCGTGATCTACACGAAGAGCACGACCTGACCTATGACCAGCTCGCCGAGATGTATCAGGTCAGCAAGTCCTGCATCGCAGGCATCTGTCAGTACAGGCGGCGAGCACAAACACCCTTCGGGTGGAAGAAGTTGAAGGTGGATTGATATGGCGACCAAGACCAACAAAATAGTGGACGTTAGTGCGGATGTTGCAGCGCTGACAACACCTAAGCGAAAGCCTCCAGCGGCTGGCATGGGCCGACCCAAGGGGGCAGTGAACAAGAACACCAAGGCGCTCAAGGACATGATCCTTGGCGCTCTGTCCAACGCAGGCGGCGAGGAATACCTCACCAAGCAGGCCAACGCCAACCCACAGGCGTTCATGGGCCTGATCGGCAAGGTGCTGCCAACCGAGTTGAAGGGCACGGGCGAGGGCGGCTCGATCATCGTGCAGGTCGTGACAGGCGTGCCGCGTGACTAAGCAGATCGGCCTCGGCTACTTCCCGCGGGACTGGCAGAAGCAGTGTCACCGACAGCGCAAGCGCTTCACCGTGCTCGCGCTCCATCGCCGGGCCGGCAAGACCGAGCTGGCCATCATGGAGCTGCTCGACAACGCGCTCAAGTTCGACAAGGACTTGGGCCTGTTCTTCTACGTCGCGCCCTACTTGAAGCAGGCCAAGGCCATCGCGTGGGCACGACTCAAGGCTCGCGTCGAGCCGCTGCGCCAGTTCGGAGCGGTCGAGATCAACGAGTCAGAACTCAGCGTCACCTTGAAGTCCAACGGCTCAGTGATCCGCATCTTCGGTGCTGACAACCCAGACGCCATGCGTGGCGTGCGCTTGGATGGCGTGGTGATCGACGAGGTGGCGCAGATCAAGCCCGAGGTGTGGCAAGACACTTTGCAACCTGCGCTGTCCGACCGCAAGGGCTGGGCGCTCTTCATCGGTACGCCCAACGGCGTCAACTTGTTCAGCGAGCTGTACTTCCGCGCCCAGTCGTTCACCGACTGGCTCAGCGCCAAGTACACGGTCTACGACACGCACGCCATCGATCCAGAGGAAGTCGAGCGCTTGAAGCGCGACATGTCCGAGACATCGTTCGCACGCGAGTACCTGTGCGACTTCTCGGCAGCGGGTGACGACCAGCTCATCTCGCTGTCGGATGTTGAGGCGGCAGCGCAGCGCGTGAAGACCGAGGCCGACGTGAGCTACGCGGCCAAGATCATGGGCGTCGATCCCGCTCGCTTTGGTGATGACCGCAGCGTGATCTTCAAGCGCCAAGGGCTGGCCTCATGGAAGCCTGCCATCTACCGCGGCATCGACAACATGGAGCTGGCCGCTCGCGTGGCCGCAGCGATCGATGAGTGGGAGCCTGACGCCGTGTTCATCGACGCAGGGCAGGGCGGTGGCGTGATCGATCGGCTGCGCCAGCTCGGCTACGACGTGATCGAGGTGGCCTTCGGTGGCCGAGCAACCGACCCAGCCTACTTGAACAAGCGAGCCGAGATGTGGTTTGAGATGCGCGAGTGGTTGAAGCTAGGCGGCGCGATCCCAAACAGCGTGGATCTCAAGCAGGACTTGGCCGCGCCCATCTACTGGTACGACAGCGCTGGCCGCATCCAGCTTGAGCCGAAGGACGACATCAAGAAGCGCGGCCTGCCATCGCCTGACTTGGCCGATGCGCTGGCGCTCACCTTCGCACATCCCGTGTCCAAGAAGACGCTGGCCCAGCGCTTTGGTGGCAACCAGCGCCACCGCGAGCGCGTGCTCGCCGAAGATCCCTATGCCTACATCAACAGAGGTGCGCGTGACATCGACTACGACCCATATAGTTCCCGAAACCGTTGAGGGATCTGCAATGCAGCCAGCTTGCCACGAGGACAGCCCAATCTCGCTCATGGCCTCGCCCGAGGCCGTGCGTGAGCTTGAGCGCCACATGATGCAACTGCCGCAGGTGGATCTCTCGACTGAGAACGTCGTGCATGGTGGCATGTGCGCTCGCACGATCCTGATCCCAGCAGGCACGGTGCTCACTGGAGCGCTGACCAACTGCGACAACATCTGCGTGATGCACGGTGACATCAGCGTGACGACCGACGACGGCACGGTGCGGCTGACTGGTTTTCACGTTCTACCCGCTCGTGCGGGTTTCAAGCGTGCAGGCTGGGCGCATGCCGACACCTACTGGACGACGGTGTGGCCAACTGAGCTGACCGACATCAAGTCAATCGAAGACGAGATGACCGACGAGTCGAGCCTGCTCCAGACGCGGCGCGATGGAATTGTTTATGAGCGGCCTGCCGCTTTGGAAGGAGAGCACTGATGTCTTTGGGACTTACCGCAGCCACATGGGCTGCAATCGGCGCGACCGCAGCGGTCGCATCAACCTATGTGGCCTACGACTCGGCCAAGAACAGCGCCGAGATGCAGAACAAGCAGCTCGCACTGGCAGAGGAAACAGCCAAGAAGCAGGCAGCAGACTCAGATCAAGCCATCAACCGAGCCAACCAAAAGACGCCCGACGTGGCAGGCATCGTGTCTGGCGCATCGCGTGATGCCAAGGGCGGCGGTGGCGGCACGATGTTGACTGGCCCCGCAGGCGTCGATCCATCGACCCTGACCCTGTCCAAGACCACTTTGCTGGGCGGCTAATCCATGGCAGATCAAGCCCAAGTTCAAGCCAACGATCAGGCCATGGATGACATGGCCGAAGAGGGCCGCGGCACGGATAGTGTCATGGCCCACTTGACCAACGGCGAGATCGTCATCCCGTTGCCCATCGCGCAGTCGCCACAGGCCAAGGCCATGCTCACCATGATGTTTGAGCTGGTCGGTGCTGACATCGACGAGTTCACCGTGGGCAACGCCAAGCAGAAGATCAACCCAGAGACTGGCCACCCAGAGTTCGGCTTCTGGGAGTCGGTCAAGAACGCGGTCAGTGCTCCAGTCAAAGCTGTGACGAGTGCCGTGAAAGACGCAGTGAGCGCGGCGACTGACGTTATCAAGACTGGCGTCAACACTGCCAAGAACGTCATCGTGGACACGGCACGGCTCGACCCAGTCGCCGTGATCGATGACACCTATCAAGGCGCACGCACTGCTGCTGGCCAAACCATCAGCGGCGCAAAGCAAGTCGGTGGTGATCTGGTTCAAGGCGCAAAGCAAACTCTGGTCGAATCCATGGATGCGCTTGGCATCCTGCCCCATGTGCCACCCGTGAACTCACCCAGCGACAGCTCACCCAGCACGGTGACGCAGGGCGATGCCAAAGAGCGCACGCAAAGCGTGACCGACGTGCAAGCAGCCGCAGGCGGTGGCGCATCTTCGCTCACACCACGCACCGTGGCTGGGCCAGACAACGATTACAAGCTCAACAAGAGCGCAGTGTTAGGACTATGACATGAGCGAATTTACTTCCGACGCCCAATCCAACAAGAAGTCTGTCCCACGCGACAAGCTATACACCCGCTGGGGTCAGCTCAAGACTGAGCGTGCCACTTGGTGGTCGCACTGGAAAGAGATCAGCGACTACCTGCTGCCACGCAATGGCCGCTTCTTTATCCAAGACCGCGACAAGGGCTGGCGTCGTCACAACAACATCTACGACAGCACGGGCACTCGCGCACTGCGCGTGTTGGCCGCAGGCATGATGGCTGGCATGACCAGCCCAGCGCGTCCATGGTTTCGCTTGGGCGTGCCCGACCCTGACCTGATGAAGTACGAGCCAGTCAAGGTGTGGCTCAACCAAGTCACCCAGCTCATGCTCCAGATCTACTCACGCGGCAACACCTACCGCGCTCTGCACTCGATCTACGAAGAGTTGGGCGCGTTCGGCACTGCGCCATCGATCGTGATGCCAGACTACAACGACGTGATCCGTCACTACACCTCGACCTGCGGTGAGTACGCGCTCGCCTGCGACTACCGCGGCACGGTCAACACCATCTACCGCGAGTTTCAAAAGACCGTGGGCGAGATCGTTGGCGAGTTCGGTTACGAGAACTGCTCGCTCACCGTCAAGAACCTGCACGACCGCGGCTCGCTCGACGCATGGGTGACCATCGTGCACGCCATCGAGCCACGCATCGACCGCGACCCACGCATGAAGGACAGCAAGAACATGCCCTTCAAGTCGGTCTACTTTGAACTCAACAGCGACAAGCACCAGTACCTGCGCGAGTCAGGCTTCAAGGTTTTCCCCGCGCTGGCCCCACGCTGGGCCACGGCTGGTGGCGACATCTACGGCAACAGCCCAGCCATGGAAGCGCTCGGCGACATCAAGCAGCTCCAGCACGAGCAGCTTCGCAAGGCGCAGGCGATCGACTTGAAGACGCGCCCACCACTGCAAGTGCCGACCTCGATGAAGAACCGCGACGTGGAAACCCTCGCTGGCGGCATCAGCTTCGTGGACATGAGCGGCCCATCGGGCGGGATCAAGACAGCCTACGAGGTCAACCTCGATCTCAACCACTTGCTGATGGACATCGGCGACGTGCGCGAGCGCATCCGCGGCAGCTTCTACGCTGACCTCTTCCTGATGTTGGCCAACAACACCGACACGCGCATGACCGCGACCGAAGTGGCAGAGCGCCACGAAGAGAAGCTGCTCATGCTCGGCCCCGTGCTGGAGCGCCTGCACAACGAGCTGCTCGATCCCATGATCGAGATGACCTTCATCCGCATGGTCGAGGCTGGCATCGTGCCACCTCCACCACCCGAGCTGCAAAACATGGACATCAACGTGGAGTTCGTGTCGATGCTGGCTCAGGCCCAGCGTGCCGTGGCCACCAACGGCGTCGATCGCTTCGTGGGCAACTTGGGTGCGGTAGCTGGCTTCAAGCCTGACGTGCTCGACAAGTTCGACGCCGACAAGTGGGCCGACGAATACAGCGAGATGCTGGGCATCAACCCAGAGCTGATCGTGCCAAGCGACAAGGTGGCCATGATCCGCAACCAGCGTGCAGAGCAGGCTCAGGTGGCCCAGCGTGCAGCGCTGATGAACCAGACAGCCGACACGGCCAACAAGCTGGCAGGGGCCAACACGGGTGGCCAGAACGCGCTCACCGATGTGATGGGCATGTTCAGCGGCTACAACTCACCCTCACCTCAATCAATGTAAGGAAACAGCCATGGCAATGGTCTCACTGGAAAAAGTCGAAGAGCACGCAGAGGCCGAATTGGCCAGCTACAAGGAGCCGAAGTACGGCTACGGTACTGAGATCCACCTCACAGGTGAGCAGGTCGAGGCACTGGGCATCGCCGACTACCGCGCTGGCCAGCCCGTGCTGATCCGCGCTTTGGCCATCGTCACCCGATCCACCGAGATGCTGGAAGAGGGCGACGACTCAGGCGGCAAGGACACCGAGCTGTGCTTGCAGATCACCGATCTGGAAGTCAAAGCCAACGGCGGGGCCGATGCCAAGAAGGCAGCGTCCATGCTCTACGGCGACGATGAGTGATTGGTGCGCGTGACGCAACCTGCAACGATTAAATTTCGCACATGAGCAACTACGACCCATTAGATCTTCGCGGCCAAGAGCGCCTCAAGGAGCAATCCGAAGAGACCCGCAAACTGGCCATCGATCAAGAGAAGATGGACATGCAGTGGCTCATGGGAAGCAAACGAGGCCGTCGCATTATGTGGCGGCTGCTGGAGCGCACTGGTGTGTATCGCTCTTCGTTCACGGGCAATAGCGAGACCTTCTTCCGAGAAGGCCAGCGCAATGTCGGTCTGATGCTCATGGCTCAGATTCACGAAGTGTGTCCAGACCAGTACGCAGTGATGCTAAAGGAACAGCAAAATGTCAGAACCAACGCTGATGACGGACGCCGCAACGAGCACTGAAGGCTCCACATCGACAACCGCACCAGACGCAGCAGCAACGCAAACCAGCGACGCCGCAGCAACTGGAGCAAACACCGAGCAGCAAGCTACTGGTGACCAGCAAGCTCAGGATGCAGCAAACACTGCCGAGGGCCAAAGCAAAGAGGGCGACGAAGGTGCGAAGGGCGAAGAGTCCAAAGTGCCTGAGAAGTACGAGTTCAAGCTGCCAGAAGATCACAAGATCGACGACGCAGCAGTGGAAGCGTTCAGCGAGTTCGCCAAGGATGCAGGGCTGACACAAGAAGCCGCGCAAGCTCTGATGGACAAGTTAGCACCTGCCATGCAGGCGCGACAAATCCAAGCGGTGGAAACCGCGAAGACCACTTGGGCATCAGAGGCGAAAGCTGACAAGGAGTTTGGAGGCGATGCCTTCAACGAGAACTTGTCGGTGGCTAAGAAGGCGATTGACGCCTTTGGATCGCCCGAATTACGCACGCTGCTCAACGAGTCTGGGCTGGGAAATCATCCTGAGATCATCAGGGCGTTCTACCGCGCAGGCAAACAAATCAGTGAAGACCGACTCGTGCCTTCGGGCAGCGGGATTAAGTCAGCAGGGGCGAAAGATCCAGCTAAGTCCCTGTATCCGAATCAGCAATCTTGAAAGGAAACTAAATCATGGCAACTCTCTCTACTGGCGCATTGACCCTCGCCGATTGGGCAAAACGTCAAGACCCCGAAGGCCGCGTGCCTGTCGTGGCTGAATTGCTCTCTCAGTCCAACGAAGTGTTGGAAGACGCCGTCTTTATGGAAGGCAACTTGCCCACTGGTCACCGCGTTGTGATCCGTACTGGCTTGCCCACCGTCTACTGGCGTGCAATCAACCAAGGTATCCCCACCAGCAAATCGACCACTGCTCAAGTGGACGAAGCCTGCGGTATGTTGGAAGCCTACTCCGAAGTGGACAAGGACTTGGCCGAATTGAACGGCAACACAAGCGCCTTCCGTTTGAGCGAAGACACTGCGTTCTTGGAATCCATGAACCAGACTCAAACCACCACGCTGTTCTACGGCAACCCCAACACTGACCCCAAGCAGTACCTCGGCTTGGCTGCTCGCTACTCCAGCTTGTCTGGCGGTAACGCTCAGAACGTGTTGAGCGCTGGTGGCTCTGGCACTGACAACACCTCGATCTACTTGGTCGTGTGGGGTGAGAACACCGTGTTCTGCCCATTCCCCAAAGCCTCTAAGGCTGGTTTGGTGCACGAAGACTTGGGCTTGAACACTGTGTGGGATTCCACTGGTGCTCGCTACCAAGCCTACCGTACCCACTACCAGTGGAAGAACGGTCTGGTCGTGAAAGATTGGCGCTATGTCGTTCGCATCTGTAACATCGATGTGTCTGACTTGATCGGCCAAACTGGCACTCAAGCCGCATCTGCCGCGACCAACATCGTCAAGCTGATGGCTCGCGCTTTGTACCGCATCCCCAACATGTCGATGGGCCGCGCAGCGTTCTACATGAACCGTACTGTGCACTCTGGCTTGGCTTTGGCCGCTTTGGACAAGAGCCAGTATGTGTTGAAGATCGAAGACGGCTTGTCTCAGTTCGGTACACCCAGCAACTGGATCAGCTTCTTGGGCGTCCCACTGCGCCGCGTCGATGCGTTGCTCAACAACGAATCGGTGGTGAGCTAATCACAGCACATTGAGGCCAGCGTAAGCTGGTCTCAGCTTGAACCAATCCAAACTTTGAAGGGAAACCAAACATGATTACCGATAAATTCCTCCGCGTGTCGGAAGACCAAGCAATCACTGCCAGCGCAGCTTCGACCAACACCATCGACTTGAGCCAAGCTCGTGACATCGGTGAAGGCAAGCCCTTGTACGCAGTGTTCACTGTGACTCAAGCCTTCAACAACTTGACCAGCATCCTGTTGGAAGTTGTGACCTCTGACAACGCCGACTTGTCTAGCCCTGTGATCCAGAGCATGCAGTCTGTGCTGTTGGCTGGCCTGACCGTTGGCTCGCAGTACACCGTGGTTGTGCCACCCCAGATCGCTTCCTTGGGCAAGCGCTACTTGGGCGCTTACTTCGCCGTGACTGGTACTGCACCTTCCACTGGCAAGGTGACTGTGGACTTCGTCGAATCCATCCAAGACGGCAAGAAGTCCTACGCTTCTGGCTTCACAGTGGTCTAACCCACCACGCAACCACTGCCCACTTCGGTGGGCAGTCCCTTTACCCCAATCTAGGAGAACACAATGCCCCAATACAAACTGCTTGCCAAACACTTCCTCAACAACACCCTCTACGAGGAAGGCGAGATCGTCGAGTTCGACGGCAAAGCTGGCTCGATGATGGAGCTGATCGAGGACGACAAACCTGCTTCTGCCCCCAAGGGCAAAGGCAAGAAGGCAGCGCCTGTTGAGGCCGTGGACGCCGAAGACGAGCAGAAGGCCGAGTAATCCCCTTCTGCGGGTAAGAACCAGAAGGGGCCAGTGTGCCCCTTCATTTTTTGTGAAGGCTTGTCATGGCATCCGAAGTAGACATCTGTAACCTCGCGCTGGGCCATCTGGGTGATGCGGCCACCGTGTCCAGCATTGACCCACCCGAAGGCAGCGCACAGGCCGAGCACTGTGCTCGCTTCTATCCGATCGCCCGTGACAGCCTGCTTGAGCTGCACGCATGGAACTTTGCCACCACCCGTGTGCAGCTCGCCGCTCTTGGCAGCGGCTGGCCCGAGTGGAAATACTGCTACGCCTGCCCGACCGATGCGGTCAACCTGCTGGCCGTGCTCGATCCCAACGCCAGCGACGATTACAGCGTGGGCAACAACTACGGCTTCACGCAGTCTGGCATCCCGCTCGTTGGCTCTGGCACATACACGCCCCAGCCATTCAGCCAAGAGACCTTGGCCGACGGCACGCTGGTGATCTACACCAACCAAGAGAACGCCGTGCTGCGCTACACCCGCAGCGTGACAGACACCACCATCTTCTCGCCGCTCTTCGTCGATGCGCTCGCATGGTATCTGGCGAGCTACTTGGCTGGCCCCATCATCAAGGGCGACCAAGGTGCAGCCGAAGCCAAGCGCTGCTTGCAGATGTTCGGCGGTGTGTTCTCTAAAGCCACAACCTCTGACGCCAACCAGCGCCGCACACAGATCGCGCCCAACGTGGGCTGGATCGCAGGACGATAAGCCATGGCCAACTCACGCAACCTTCTACGATCCTTTGGTGGCGGCGAGCTGACACCAGAGATGTATGGCCGCATCGACGATGCGAAGTACCAGACTGGCTTGGCCTTGTGCCGCAACTTCATCGTCAAGCCACATGGCCCCGCGGAAAACCGCGCAGGCACGCAGTTCGTGCGCGAGGTCAAGACCAGCGCCAAGAAAACCCGCGT